CCCTGCGTCGATACCAATGGTAAGTTTCTTGGCGGTCGCGGAAGGCTCCGCGCCGCTAAAAGGAATGGTGAGCGATGGGTACCAGTGGCAATATATAGCAGGAGTGACACTTCTCTTCTAAACGATATTACAAATGGATTGATAGAGAATTTTTGGGATCGACCTCCATCATATAACTCTAAATTTGACGATTTTGTAGAGGCAGGTTTTGAGTTGGTTATGAACAGCGAGCTAGACAATACCGCCGAAGCTGTTGATACCTGGCTCTATCAAGATCTGGAAATTACAAAACTTTTTAATAATAATGGTGGAAGGATAACAAAGCTAAGAGATAAGATTCGCACCAAAGTTAAATCTCAAAGCTCTTTGATTTTCAATCCGACTGAAAAGGGTCATTGGCAGCGGTGGATCCAAAGAAACTTGGGTCTGGATAGCGATAAGTATGTTTTAATAAATACGAAAGATACGACAAGAACCCAGAGATTTTGGATGAATCACCTCATGCCTGCTGTTTGTGACGAGCGTGATCCTGTTAGTATTATTTTTTATACGTCAGAACACGATCCAGAGGATGCAAGGTCTAACTTGCTGGGAAGAATAAAGGAGTTGGAACAGTTTTATCAAATGACTTTTAAGTTTATAAATTCTCAACTTCCTGAATCAATTTCCATCAATGTACCAGCCAAACGACCATGGAATGTGCTAGGGGCTGTCCCTCAGTTTACTCAAGGTCATGATATTACTAGTACCAAGCTGGTAAAAGTTGAGGAGTACTAAGAATGAAATCTCCATTACGTTATCCAGGCGGAAAAACCCGTGCTGTTAAAACAATAATGGAATTCATTCCCGAGGATTGTGGGGAGCTTTGCTCCCCCTTTCTCGGCGGTGGTTCTGTTGAGTTGGCCTTAGCAGAAAAAGGAGCAAAGGTTTACGGCTACGACTTGTTTGAGCCTTTAGTTTGGTTTTGGAAAGCTCTTTTAGAAGACCCGAAAAAACTAGCTTTTGAAGCCGACGAACTTAGAGAAGAGCATGATCTTTTTGAATTAAAGAAAGAAAAGGTAAAAGGTCTTTTAAAAGAAAAGTTTAAAAAGATTCGTGAAGACCTAAAAAAAGAAACAGAGTATTCTATTTCAAATGCAGCTAAATTTTATGCAATAAACCGCAGCAGCTTTTCTGGTGCAACTTTTAGCGGGGGCTGGTCACGCAGAGCTGCATATGCTCGATTTACTGACTCTTCGATTAAAAGAGTTAAAGACTTTAAGGAACCTAATATTGTCGTTGAATGTAAGGACTTTAAAGAATCGATTCCGCTACACCCAGATGCGTTTTTGTATTTGGACCCTCCTTACATGCTGGCTTCCGAAGAACAAGAGAGGCTCTATGGAAAATCAGGAGATAAGCACAAAGGCTTTGATCACAAAGGTTTGCACAATATCTTAAAAGAAAGAGATAATTGGCTTCTTTCTTATAGCGGCGATGGAAAGGCAATTTTAGATATGTATAGCGATTTTGTTACTTGCGATGTAACAGGGGTTTGGACATATGGAATGAAAAACATCACGCCTCCAAAGCATTCCTATAACAATATCATGATGAATTTAATGAAGAAGTATGAAGAGTTGTTCCTTGACAGAAGACATCAAGATTTGTATCATAAAGACATGAAAGAAATGGAAGAAGAAAACAAAGAATTAAGAAAAGACATGAGTGAAAGCTCTGAAATTTTAATTATGCCTCATTCGGTATATGAAAAGCACTTAACAAGGAGAAAAGATGCCTAAAAAAGCAAGCAAGATAGGACGCTTAAGTCTTACAGAAATGAAAAATTTAATAAACAAAAAGGCTGGAATGTCAGTTGCACACGATCTGACTAAGGACAACCCAACCGAAGTGAAGCAGTGGATTCCGACAGGTTCACGGTATCTTGACTCAATTATATGTAGAGGTCAAAAAGCTGGAATCCCCGTTGGAAAAATTACAGAAATTGCAGGTCTTGAAGGAGCAGGTAAATCTTGGATGGCATCTCAAGTCGCCGTCAATGCTCAAAAAATGGATATGGATGTTGTCTATTTTGATTCAGAGTCAGCCATCGACCCAGGGTACTTAGCAAGTTTGGGCGTAGACCTCAAGAGGTGTTTATACGTGCAGGCTACTTCAGTAGAAATGGTCTTAGAGACGATTGAGGAGCTTTTGGGATCCAATGATGGACAAATGTTATTCATTTGGGACTCGTTAGCTCTAACCCCTGCTGTTTCTGACGTGGAGGGAGACTTTAATCCTCAATCCTCAATGGCAGTTAAAGCTAGGATTCTGGCTAAAGGAATGTCTAAGTTGACTGTGCCTATCGCTAACGCACAGTCTACTTTCCTGGTCCTTAACCAGCTAAAAACCAATATTGCTTCTAATCCTGCTCAAAGAATCGAAGTGATGACTAATCCCTGGGTAACACCAGGCGGCAAGGCAATGCATTATGCTTATTCATTACGCATTTGGTTGACTGGACGTAAATCTAAGTCATCGTTTATTATGGATGGTGATGACAGGATTGGATATCAGGTTCAAGTAAAGCTTGAAAAGTCCCGCTTCGGCACTACAGGCAGGCGATGCAGTTT